CCACCGTAGCAGATTGGCGGTTTACTTGGCGCGGGGGTCGGCGCGGGGGCGTCGTCAAGCCAAGCAACAGGATCTATTTGCGAGCCGGGCTGCCACACAAATGGGTGTACTTGGAAATGCAGGTGGGGCGCGGTGCCGCCGTTGGTGTTAGGGTCAGGGTTGATGCGGGCGATGCGTTGGCCGGCGCGCACCCACTCGCCTTCCGCGACTTCGGCGATAATGCTGCCGTAGACGGTGGTGCCGCTGCCTGCCGCGGTGGGGTGGTCGATCACGATCCAGCCTGCGGGCGCGGGTCCGCCGAATCCTTGCGCGGCACCGGCGTGGGTTACGAGCCCGGCCTGAGCTGCGAAAACTGGTTGGTCGCCGGAGCCGCCGTCTCTACCGAAGTCCACGCCCGGGTGGCCCGCGGCGAATTCGCTGGTGATGTGGCAGTCGTCTGATATTGGTTTGAAACGCTGAACCATACCACATTATATCTTCGCTTTACGACGTCCTCCCGGCCCCAACCATCATCACGGAAAAGGAGAAACTTATGACGAATCAGCAACCACCCCAACAACCACAAGACTTTCCACAATACCAATACCAACAACCTCAACCACAGGAATACGCACAACAACCACAACCCCAACCCCAGGAATACACACAACAACCCCCGACGTCGCCTGCGCAACCGTCATTTTTTCAGGTACCAGCGTCGGTGTCTTTTAATAGGCAGCAAATCATTGCCAAGGTGATTGCGGGCTTGGGCATTGCGGTTTTCATTGTCAGCCTGCTGGGGTTTCTCGCCACCCGTGGAGACTTCGGGCCTGACGACATCATCGACTTCATGATCTCCGGAATCTCGCTGGTCATTGTTGTTCTTGCCTGCATTTGGAATGCACTAGCAACCATCGGCAAACACATTGTGAAGACTGAATAATAGGCTGCAAACACGGTAAAACCCCAGTCGACACGCGCTGCTCACTGGGGTTTTCCTTTGTGCGCCCGGAGGGATTCGAACCCCCAACCTTCTGATCCGTAGTCAGATGCTAAAAGCCGTTCAACAGCGACTATCTATGACAGATATCCTCTCTGTTACCCGCCCGCATCACCCGTGAACGCCCCCACCCTTACCTACCCCCATCTTGATTATACACGGCTAGCCGTGTATAATGGTTCTTGTGAGCGGGAAACGCTCACGTTGAAAATTCAATAGTGGAAGGGAGGTGAGACCCATGGAATGGCACACCGTTCTCGGTCTGATACTGGGGTTTCTCGGGGCATACAGCATGCTAGAGCGCATCGCTCAATGGCTCGTGAGAAAGTCTAAGCCCTGGCGCTACCGAGGTCGCCACCGCAAGTGACCCTCTCGGTTCAGGAAGCGCGAACCATCCTGAACCGGGGGTCACCCCACCACCCTACCGCATGACTAGAGAGAAAGGAGGCCATTATGTCCAAGCGTCATTTCGTGTTTTGCTACATCGTGCTGCCCATCGCGGCAGTACTGCTCCCCCTCGTAGGGGGTCGGCTCTGGGTGAGCGCCATGCTGCTTGTAGTAGTAGCGCTCAATGTTATTGTCGACACACTGTTAAAGGAGAAATGATGCGGCTTAAGCTCATTGATGAGGATGGCGCCGAATACTGGACCGCCAGCGAATGCGCCGCCTATCTAGGTATCGCGCCTGATACGTGGACGGCATATGTCAGCCGGGGCCAAGCACCGGCGTCTGCCACCCGGTGGCATAATCTCCGGGTGTGGAGTACCAGTGAGGTGCGGCAGTGGCATGAGCAGCGCCCACGCCAGTCGCCACGCTCAGCCTCCCGGTAACACAAAAATTCCCCCTACCTGATGCTTAACGTCAGGTAGGGGAATTTTATGTTTGTTCGGGTGATGGGGCTGGTGCCGGCTGGGCGCACTGCGGTGGCCAACCAATAACGGAGGCAACCGTAGCGGGGATCGGCGGCGCACCCGGAGGATCTGGGTAGTCGGCCATGACATCAAAAAAAGTCGAGGCAACGCGCATGTGGAGTTCACGTTCTCGTTGCATCTCTTCCACTTTGGCTTCGAGGATGGCCACGCGAGTGGTTAGCCACTCCCTGAGGTCCTGGGCGGCTTTATCCACCGCCGCCGCTTTCCGCTCCAGGATTGCCGCTTTGTCAGCTTCCCGTTCGGCGCGCCGGTCAGCCCTGATTTTGTAGGCACCGCCGATAGCTGTCACGAGCGCCAGCATGATGGCCTCTGATGCGCTGATGCGCTCCCAGATGTTGCCCCATGCAGCGCTGTGGGTAGGCGGGGCATCTAGCACCAGCATCACCGGTGCCATGCCAATCATTCGGCGTGCTCACCACCCGGCGCAGTGTCGCGGGCGTCTAGCTCGGCGCGGACGGCATCACGCACAGCGACGGTGACATCCACGGGGGCGGTTTGGGCGGCAACCACGGCGCTGATCGTGGCGCCAGTAGAGGGGGTAACCCCATTTTTTGTGAGGCGGGCGGCGATGCCTGCGGCGACAGCAGCAGCAGCACCGACCAGGACGGCGGTGGAGTCGGCGCGGCCGGTAGCGGCGTAGGCTGCGGCCAGGGTTGCCAGGGCGCCTGCCACGCCGCCGAGGCTGGCGTTGACGGTGTTGGCGAATCGCCGATACCAGGGCTGGGCCTCAATGGCGGTTGCGATTGCCGTTTGAACAGCGTCGAGGGTGGGGTTGATAGTGGTCATTACTTTTCTCCTTCTAGGATTTCAACAAACGACTGGCCGCTGGCTAAGCGCTGGTGGACGTCACCGGGGGTGAGGCCGGTGGCCTGGGCGGTTTCCAGCACCGCCTGCTCATGCAGGCGAGCGTCGGCGTTGAGCACGAACCCGGTTAGGGTGTCGATGGGTTCATCAGTGGTACGGTAGCCGCTGCGGCTGGGCAGGCGGCGGGTAAGAATGGTGTGGATGTCATCAATCTTGCGCGCCAAGTCTTCTTGGCGGTCTTGGGGGAGTCCCATAAAAATTCCTTCCTGTTGTGCGGGGGCGGTTGAGTATGCGTAACCCTTGGGCGGGATAAGTGTTGCCAGCTGTTCGAGGCCAAGCCAGTAGCCGTATGGCCAGAAGCCGCTATCGGCAACCCACACACAGGGGTCGCCGTTCTCGTCTTCCCCGGTGCCCATGATGGCGATGTAGTGGAATACGGTGCCGCCGGAGTATGCGGGGGAGATCGACCCGTTCACCCCTCGCGGGTAGTTGTCTGGCGGGGCGACGATATTAGCAACAACGCCGTGCCCCGCTGCAATGCTGGCAGTGATGTCATCCCATAGCAGTTCAGTCTGGGTTGGGGTTGGCGGGTCGTTCGGCATCACCCGATACTCGTACAGGGCACCGGGGATGTACCGGTTGAGCACCGGGGGCATGCGGTCGATGCTGCTAGTGCCCTCGTCGGTTGTTCCTAGCTCAACAGCGAGCACGGACTCGTCGATAAGTATGCCGGTTGCCGCCCGAATCACGGTTTGACACGATGCCGGCCCGCAGAAATATCCGGTGTCTTGGATTACTTGGTCGCGTGAATACGGCAGTATCTTCTCTTTCTCTGCCATAAAAGTCTCCTTCCTGAGGATGCGTAGGGCTAGCCGGTAGCGGCACTCACGGGCGTCAAGGCCATTGGTTCCGCCGTTGATGCGGCGGGTCACGCCAACAATGTCGCCGGCGTCGGCTAGTTGGTTGATGTCGGGGCGGGCGACTGTCCAGTAGTAGGATGCGGACAGCCACCCCCAGCGGGGCGTGGCCACCAGCTCCGGCTGGCGCACAAACACCTCCGGGTCCTCTACCAACCCCTGGGTGTGACACCAGGCGCCGAATGCTCGGAAGTTGTTTTTACCCGTGAGCTGGATGGGGCCCGCGCCCCGCCACTGCTCCCCCTCCCCCGGCCCATGCCCCAAATCAGAACGACCCCGCAAATAATAGCCGGGATCTATTTCCCGGAAATATTTCAGGCCTGCGGATTCGTGGCCTATCTGGGCCAAAAACATCGCTTGGCGCAGCACGGTTGTGCACTGGGCGCGCTGCATGGCCTCGTTTGCTGCCGCCGCGTGTTGGCTGTAGCCGATATCGCCGCCCATGATCGCGGCAAGCTGGGCGGTAGTGACCATGTTTCCTCCTTCCATGAAGAAACCCGGTACGGTAGGTGACCGGACCGGGATTTATATGTTTTTAGTTAGATGACAGGTATGTGACTGTGCCTTGGAATACATCGCCTGTCGCACCGTTATATGTGCTCAGGCTAGTGTCCCCCTGTTTGCCGATAAAGAACCTGCCCAGTGTTTGGACTGAACTTGATGCTGCAGGAATGAGGAAGAGTACAGCGTCTTCCGGCCAGAAAGGGTAAGGGAGTTTCCCTATGGTGCCAGGGCGGATGGCGGTATTGAGAATGACGATTTTCCCGATTTTTCGGGCGGAAATTTTCCCGTCGAACAGCTCTTGCTTGATTAGGGTGCGGCTGAGCTGGGTTTCGAACATGTACCGGTAGGTCTCCATGTTCACGGCATCCTCGTCACTGTAGGGTGTGCCGGTCTTTACCCTGCCGCTGTAGTCTCGCACTACTAGGGTGTTTTTAGCCGCGTCTACTGAGGTCACTGGCAAGTCAGTGATATCGGCCTGTGTGTGCGTGTGGCTGGTTGCCGCTTTGCCTGCCAGGGCGTTGTCCAGGCCGGTGATTTGGCTGGTGGGGTGGGTGTGTGATGCTGGTGCTTTACCGGCTAGTGCCGTGTCCAGGCCTTTGATCTGGTCGGTGGTGTGGGTGTGGTGGCCTATTATCTCGTCCACATATCCCTTATTCACTGCAGCGGTGGCGTTGCGGATAGCGTCGTCAGCTATGGTCAGCACTCCGCTCGGTTGGGTTTTCACAAACCCCTGGCGGTTGGCAGCTACGCTGTACCAGTTAACGCCGGCAGTGACGATGCGTGGGCTATCGGCGGTGCCGGTGAGGTCGCCTGCCAGTTGGATTTTTCCTTGCACCGTGGCGGTAGCGGGGGGCACGCCACTGGCGGCGTGGTCTGCGGATTCTTTGGCTGCCGCGGCTGACTGCGCCGCCTGGGTGGCTGATTGCTCGGCTTTCGCTACGGCGGCTTTCGCGGCGTCCCCGGCAGCAATCATCTTCTGGTACAGCTCGACAACCCGGTCACGCTCGTCTGGGGTAAGGTCGCGGCCATTGTCCAGCGCCTCGGCAAACGTCGCGGTGCCGGGGCGGATAGCGATGTGAATGGGCTCGCCCAAAGTGCCGCTGTAATCAGGGATACACACGGCAGCGCCAAGCTCGATATCGGCGGTGGATTTATCCCCCGGGGCGGGGACAAAAGCGGGGGGGGGGGGG